TGCGAGTATTTCAGAAAAATTACGAATGGTTCGTAAGTTACAAGAATGTCAAAGAAGATTTTGTTAGTGGTATGGAGTTAGCGATCGATTAAAAACTTGCTGGCAGTCTTGGGGAATGGGACGTAAGACCAGTTGACACTCACACGGTAAAATGCTAAAATGGGGTTAACTCACACTAACCCCTTTTTTAATGCTTATGGTATAGTCTCACAGTCTTATGACAGTCTTATGTTAAGAAGGGCAGTTTATTTTAGCCCCGTTAATTAAAAACGAGCCACTACCCTAACCTACAAAGGTTCCCAAGAGCGAGTTATATATTATTCGCCTTTTCTTTTCCCTTTAAATAAAAAAAATTTCTCAGTAAAAAAATGACTACTCCACAATCAGATGATTCCTATAATCGCCAAGACCATAGGGTATGGTGTATTGAACAATTAATCCGTTTAGAAGGTGGATTAGACAATCGTATGTACGAATGTGCAGATCATGCTGCATCTATCTACAGAGTTAAGAATAAGGAAACGCTATATACGTTGTGGAGTGATTGGAAGACTAACCATCCTACAAATTACCCCCATAATAACCGTATGTAATAAACTTTATGTCCCATAGATTTACAACCAATCTCGATGAAGATGATTATGGTGATTTAATACTCACTATCCCCTACGAGATTTGTGAAGAACTTGGGTGGAGCGTAAAGACTGAACTTCAATTTGAACTTAGTGATGATGGTAGTTCTATTAATTTAAAACCACTAGATGAAGATTAACTATGATTGAACTTACATTATTGACGTTACTCAACTTTGTTGGGACTAACTTTTGTGAATATAAAGATCAAGGATATGATACTTATAAGTCACTTCTTTTAGCATATAGCGATGCATCAGAAGAATATGGAGTACAGGAGGTTAGAACTGTAGTCGAAGACTCATCTGGATTTAAAGTAGGTGCAGTTGCGATTGCTGCTATTAAATGTCCCCAACATATCAAATAATAACATTATGTCATTTGAAGAAGAAGAAACGCTAAATAGCCGTGAGGCATTTTCCCAAGAAGAGAATATAGCTGCTGCATTCAACGCTATCAATGAATGCTTGCAAGCATTAAACAAAAGAATTGAAGACCTAGAACAGAGGATAGAAGAGATACCGACTCCTGATAAGACCTACTATAAACCAAAGGGTTACGAGGATTATCTATCCTATAGGCAGAATTTAGACTTAATATATGAGAAAATATCTAAAATGGATGGAATATTCCATGTAGAGTAAAAAAATCGTGTCGCGAGCGTCCACAAATAGGAGAAACGTGTCTAAATACTAGGGAACTAATATCTCTATTATGGTTAACCCTGACTTCGTATCTGAAATTATGTGGAAAGAGCATGGAACTGTGGCACTCGTCACAGATTATAATGCTAAGTCTACTATAAGAAAGTGGAAAGAGACTAGACGAATGCAAGACGAGATATTGGTACAGAACCTCGCTGAGAGTTAAATGGTTTTAAAGAAGGTAGGACCTGACGAGTTTAATATCTCGCGTTCGTTTAAGGACGTGAATATTTCGTTTGCGAAGAATGCTGTAACAAAAGATACAGCAGTAGTCAAGAATGAGAACTCTATTAAGCAAGCAATCAAGAATCTTGTCTTAACCCGACCTGGCGAAAAGCATTTTCAACCAGAAATAGGTTCTGAAGTGTATACTTTGCTCTTTGAACCACTAGATGACTTCACTGCAGAGACAATTCAAGATGAGATAATAAATACGATTAATGGTAATGAAGACAGAGTGAGTCTAGAAGGTGTAATTGTTGAGGTAGATGAAGAGAAAAACGGATTTCAAGTTGAAATCGAGTATCGAATTGTCGGTATACCCTTAGTTGAACAAATTTCCTTCGTATTACAGAGACCAGTATAATGCAACCAAATAACCTAACAGCACTCGACTTTAACGACATTAAAGCATCTATCAAATCATACCTGAGAACTCGTGATGAATTCTCTGATTATGACTTTGAAGGTAGTGCATTATCCTATCTTATAGACACTCTTGCCTATAATACGTACTATACTGCGTTTAATGGCAACATGGCAATGAACGAAGCGTTCCTACCTTCGTCCACAGTAAGAGATAATATCGTAAATATAGCAAAATTACTTAATTATGTGCCTCGTTCGATCATTGCATCGAAGGCATGTATGAAAATTACTCTTCAAACACAGTTATCAAGTGGTTCATACCCTAGTAATGCAACTGTTAAGAAGGGATCTGTCTTCACTGGAGGCATTTACAACTGGCAATCCTTGTCTGATGTCACTGCAGAGGTTGATCCGACCACTGGACAAGCAGTTTTTGACAATTTTATCATCAAAGAAGGGACTATACTCAAGTTTTCTTACGTTGTAAACACCTTTGAGAACCAAGTTTACAAGATTCCTAGTGAAAATGTTGATATTTCTTCCTTATCAGTGCGTGTAAAGGCAAACGAGACCTCTACAACGTCTGATGTTTACACTGTAGTTGACACAGTAACCTCTTTAACACCCACATCTAGGGTATTTTTCCTATCAGAAGGCGAAGATTCACGTTATGAACTTACATTTGGTGATGATTCAGTTGGTAGAGCACTTAAAGATGGTGAAGTTATCGAGATGGAGTACCTTGTAACTAAAGGTCCGATAGCAAATGACGTAGAAGGGTTCAGTTTTATCGGTAGAATGACTGATTCTGCAGGTGTAGCATACACCGCAGTGAGTGCAACCATTGAAATGAAGGAAAAATCACAACTTGGTGCACTTGCGGAGAGCGTTGAGAGCATCAAATACAATGCTCCGCGTTTCTATTCCTCTCAATACCGTGCTGTAACTGCTCAAGACTACGCTATTTTGACTAAAAAGGTCTATGATAACGCAGATTCCGTTGTTGCGTATGGTGGAGACTCCCTAAATCCTCCAATTTACGGTAAAGTATACATTGCAGTTAAGACAAAAACAGGTTCTTCACTCAATGATCAGACTAAAAAGCAGATTGCAAACAATTTAAGGCAATATGCGATGGCATCTATCGACCCAGTGGTCATTGATCCAGACGATATCTACATTTACCCCAAAGTTTTTGTACAATATGATACAGGATGCGGTTCTGACACCTCATCTATCAAGACAAACGTCCAAAATGCCATTACAGAGTGGGCAACACAGACACAAATCAATAATTTCAACTCAATTTTCAGAGCACAAGCGTTTGAGAAGGCAATTATCCTTGCTGATAAGTGCGTAACCGACGTTTCGCTTCAAACAACCATCCTAAAATACATAAAACCGACTACTGGACAGACAAATACCTATACTATTGCGACTGGAGGAGCACTTTACAACTCTGCACCCTCTAAAACCAGTTTAACCACTGATGGAGTGAAAGAACCTATCCTTCTTTCGGGTCTTTTTAGGACTGCAGACCGACCAGGCGTTGATCAACAGTTTGAAGATGATGGATATGGCAATTTAAAGACATTTTATAACACTGGAACAAGAAAAGTTTACACAAATAACAATGCTGGTACTGTAAATTACGATACTGGTGAGATTGCATTTGGTCCTATCAACCTAGTTGGCACAGGAACTAACATTCCTCTTAGTGGTGTAACTGTTACAGACGCTACATCAGGTGCAGGAAGCGTCACAGACCCTTCTGCATTACCTTCTGGACTACAATTACCTGTTCAGTTCATTCCAGCGAACTCAGGAGGTATTAGTGCCTCTACACCAGGTACAATTTTAAATATTGTTCTTCCCGAAGTTACAGTTGCTGCAGTTGGAACAACTCCACCTCCATCAATCCCTCTAAATAGTTTGACACCAACTACATTTGACCAAACACCTACTTTGGTAACGGTTTCGGACATATCTAACTCTGGTTCATTAAACACATCTACTTGTTTCTGATTAGATGACTACTAATAAGGTCTCGCAGTCAATACTGCAACAGTCACCCGAATTTGTAAGGAATGAATATCCACTCTTTACAAAATTTCTTGAGTATTACTACAAATCTCAGGAAAAAACTGGGATGGGACAAAATATTCTCAATAATTTCCTTCAATATCTTAATATTGATAAATTAGACATTGGAATATTAGATGGTAAGACAAAATTAGTAGAAGCAATCACTACAACATCAGATAGAATCGTTGTTGAGAGTGTAGATTCCTTTTTAGACAATAATGGTTCAATATTAATTGGCGATGAAGTAATATATTACGAATCTACAACAGATTCACCAAATATCTCACTCAGTCCTGGTGTTTCTTACGAAGAAGTAAAATTAAAAATTATTGGATTGAAAAACTTGATCGATTCCTTCGACGGAACGACCACAAGATTTCAATTAACATCTCAAGACAATCCTATTGCTCCTCCTACAGCACAGCATCTTCAAGTTTCTGTATATGGAGAAGTTTTAATTCCAAATACAGATTATACTGTTGATGGAACTGAAATTGTCTTTGTAAATGCACCTAGAACAAGAACACCTTCTGATGACAACGTAAACACATTTGTTAACTACCTCAATGGTTTTGTTGAGAACACTATTGTTGCTGTAGATAATATTTCTGGTGCTTTTGGGGACGGAAAAACAGAATTTGCGTTAACTAGGGGATCTGCACCATATGAACCAATCGTTGATGAGTATGTTATTGCAGTTTACGATAATAAAACCTTAATTCCAAAGGTTGACTTCTTTATTGACGGATCTACCTTTATTTTTTCAGTTGCTCCTATCAATGGTAGAATTTTATCATTGTACTCTATTGAAGCACCAGTTCCTTCTTTTGGTGGAGGTGCAAAAGGATATGCAAGAATTAATGATGAAGGTCAACTAAGCGGTGTTACTGTTAGTGAGAACGGAAGTGGATACAGATATGAATATCCTCCTCAAGTTTCTATTAACTCTCCTACAGGAATTGGTAGTGGTGGATCTGCAACTGCACTTGTAAACGGAATTAAGAATGTTCAACTTTTAGAGGGTGGTTTAGGTTATAGTGATACTAATCCTCCTACTGTTGTAATTGAAGCACCTACTAAATCAGGAGCAAAACAAGCAACACTCAAAGCAACCGTCACAAACGGGTCTGTAAGCGGTCTGGAGGTGCTTAGTTCTGGTAGTGGGTATACTTTTACTCCTAGAATCAGTTTTAAGCAACCAGGTGGTGCTACGATCGGTTCTGTACAGATATTGAATGGTTCTTTATCAGGAACTATAGATGTCACTAACGGTGGACAAGGATATGCAACTCCACCAGTTGTTTATGTTGATGAACCAACTGGAAATAATCCAATTAGAGCAGCAATTACAACCACAGTATCAAATGGTCAAGTTACCGCACTGAATATTGTAAATGCAGGTCAAGGATACACTTCAGTTCCTAGAGTTGCAATTATTGATCCTGTTGGTGCACAAGTATTAGAAACAACTGTTGATAGTAATGGTAGAGTAACAAATATTGAATTATTAGATGGTGGTAGTGGATATGATGATGTTCCTTCCGTATTCATTGTAGATAATAGAGTTGATGCACAAGGAAATTACGCAGGTGGTGTAGGTGCTACCGCAACAGCATCTATCTTTAACGGAAGAATTACAGATATTAACGTAACTGCATTTGGTGGAGGGTATTCTTCCGCGACACCTCCTACAGTTGTAATCCAAGATCCTCCAACTGCGAAAGCATCTGCGGAAACTGGTTTGAATGAAGTTACAGGATTTACTGTAAACTTAACAGGTTCTAACTATGAGAAAGCACAGTTTACAGGATGTGCTAGAGCAGCAAGTGGTATCACAGAATACACTGAAGATGGTAATGCGGTATTCTCTAATAACACTACTGCAGCTGCAGCAACTGTAAATACTGAGATTAAATGTCTTGACGCTCTATTTGTAAAAAGACTATTAGACAAGTATACTGAACAGTTCTTACCTGACGTTCCAGAACTTGATTATAAGAAAATCAACGTTCGCACTGCGATCAAAACTATTAAGGACTTTTATTCAAGTAAAGGAACCAGTTTTAGTGTTGCTTATTTGTTTAAGTTACTTTATGGTGAGCAAATTAGTATTTCTTATCCTAAAGATCAGATTATTAAACCATCTGCTGCAACATGGTCTATTGATACGATTCTCCGTGCAACATTAGTAAGAGGTAATCCTGTTAATATTCAAGATGGTCTGATAGAACAAGAAGCGGATATTGCTGATCCAAATATACAAGCAGCAAGTGCACTTGTAGAAAACTATATTGCGATTAGAACATCAGAAACAGATATCTATGAATTAGTTCTTTCTGAGGAAACTATTCAAGGTAGTTTCACTGTTCCATATAAAACAAAACTCGGAGAACCACTTGGAACTGAAGATAGTATCATTACTGTTGACTCTACTATTGGTTGGCCAGAAAGAAACGGAGAGTTCTTGATTGGTGGAACGGAAGTTGTAAGATATAAGGAGAAATCACTAAACCAGTTCATTGAGTGTACTCGTTCCGTAAACGGTATCGTAGAAGACTGGGATTCTGCTACGGAAGTATCTTCAAACTTTACCGTATTCATCAATAAAGGAACTCCACAAGAAGTTGTGATGAATGTTGTTGGTATTGTTGACGCACAACAAACAACTCTTACTGATACTGGTTCTTATTACTTACCTGGTGATAAACTAACAATTTCTAAGTTAGGTGGAACATCAACCACTCCAGAATTGAATACTTGGTTATATAACGTTAAAAAATTAATTGAAGTTACATCTATTACCTTTGGTGGTGTTAATAATCAGTCTGCTACAGTAACTTGTTCTAATCCACATGGTCTGTTAGTTGGAGATCAAGTTACCATCTATGGTGCAAACCCAATCATCTATAACGGAACATTTGCTGTAACATCTAGAGATAGTACTACTGTATTTCAGTATCAATTACCACAACCCGCAAACGTAGTTCCTCAAGGAAATATTCTTGTATCTGTTGACCTTAACAAAGGTAAGTCTGATACACCAGCAATTAATAGTATCATTGCTCCGTATACCACGAACGTTCAAAACTCATTCTTTAATGATAACTATGTTTACGTTGCGTCAACTGGTATACCAAACTACAATATAGGACCATTTCCTGGTTCCGCACTATTACCAGGCAACCAACGTAAGTTAAATAGATTCCCAAGAGTAGCACAAACTATATCTACAAAGAATGCAATTAACGCAGGTCCTGTAGGAACTTGGATTAATGGTGTCTCAGTTTGGTCTTATAAGTCTACAACTAAGAAAACATTTGGTGCAGTTACATCTGTCTCTATTACTAATGCAGGTAAAGATTATGATGCTGCGTCTCCTCCCGTAATCAGTATTACTGGTGGTGGAGGTTCTGGTG